TCTATGGTGCGAGAACTTGGGAGAAAGAGTCTCGGTGCTATCAGGTTTGAAGTATACACCTTCCTCAGCACCATCGAAGAAGGAGAACTGCCAGAAGTATGTACCACCTGTGACCTTGAAGATTGCGGTGCGAGGAGGAACATCTGCTTCGTTATTGATTCCCTTTGCAGTATACGTCGTAGGATAAGGAACGTACTTAGGAATAATCTTGGTACGGCGAAGGTCGGTGCCAACCAGTGAACAACCTCTGGGAACAATGACGCCTCCTTCTACAGAATTGTACTTATAAAGCACATTATTAGGAGATGTCAGATCCAGGTTAGAGTTAGCATCAATAGGAGCAACGTTAGTATAAAGAATCTCACCTGGTCTGTTATCAATGACATACTCTGCAGGATAGAGCATGATCGAGAATGCATCGAATTCGTCATTACTCAGACCAACACGATACGAGAATCTAGCAACCTCTAGAAATGCCCTTTGAATAGACTTAAATGGTCGCAGTGCAGAGTTACCCCTGTTATCAATAGCATCAGATGCATCAAAGTCATCAGGGTTAACGTAAATAATACGTCCCGTGCGGGACGTAATAATATTCTTAAGTCTAGTTAGAGACATCTTCTACGTTGCTTTTTAGTTATTTATTGGAGATTATGATCCACCGCCAGAACCGCCGCCGTTGCCGACGCCACTACCAAAGTTTCTGATAGTCAATGCAGACGATGCATCTTCAAAACCTACAAGGTTGAAGGCAGCATTGCCACCATTAGATTCAACAATCACACGTTGACCAGGACCAACGACCAGAGACTTAATCTCTTCGGTACTGTCATCAGCGACTGCATTATCTTTTCTGAGGTACATCTCAGCATCTGCTGCAGTAGTTGCCAGAAGAACTGCACTAACACCAACTGCTGCACGACTTGCAGTAGTTAGAATAGGTGAGTCTTGGAATACGCTAGATGTTGTGAAGTCAGCAGAGTTTTTACCTTTGATAACTTTCAAAGTAGCGCCACTGAGGTTTCTTACATAACCATATGCACCAGCAGTTTGAGTCTGAACAGTATACGCAACACCGTTTGCTTCAAAGGTGTCAGTACCATCTACCCATGTTCCTTCTTTGTCATAAATGTAAACACCACTATAGGTGAATTCAGTGCTAGTAACAAGATATCTATCGTTACCACCATAAGCAAAGTTTCCTGCTGTACCAGTGTCACCTTCATAGAAGTAAAGGTTACCAGACAATGCACCAGCAGAGAAATCATACTGGATGTATGCACCTGACTGACCAGGAGTACCGTTAGTTGTCTTACCTGTTGTTAATTCAGCACCATCATCAGCAGAACCAGCGATGTTATCAGGACCCCACTCACCATTAACAGTAGTAGAGAGTTTGAAATCAATACCACTCATGGATGAATCAGATACATCAAAGCGATATGTTCTGTCAGTAAAGACTTCTAAGTCTACACCCAGATACAAGTTATATGTAACATCATCTGTAGACAGGATAAACTCGTTTACTGCTGCACCAACACCACCAGTAGAGATCGATGCAGTTGCACCACCAGATGATGTAATACCATCAGAATCGGTGAACTCAGTACCAGTACCAGCAAGAGTTGTAGGACCGATGTAAATGCTAGTAGTACCAGAACCCTGTGCTACTCCGTAAATGGTTGCTGTTGCAGTGTTGCCACCAGATCCTTTGGTGACTGTTTCACCAACAGCGAATGTACCAACTACACTGTTTACCGTTACAGAACGAATGCCAAGTTCCTGAACGTAGATAGTTGTAAACGGTTCAATGTAGAAAGATTCAAAAACTGCTTTCTTCTCACCATCTGCAGATGTCAGTGTTTGCCCTGCTGTCAAAGCAGATGCAGCGGGGATGTTCGTTCCAAGATTGAAACGATAACCAGTAACTACATCACCTTCATGTAGTTTGTAGGTCGAAGCATCCAGGGTCAACCTTTGATCGTAATCTTTAATTGCTACATCATAAGTATCAGCACCACCATCAGCAGCAACAGTCAGGACTGTACTCGCTGAGGAGTCGATAGGAGCAGCATACAAAAGAGTATTGGTTGTTCCCGCTGGTTTTGCTTGTCCAAGAAGTCCTTGTCTTGCCATTGTTATTAGAATCCAGAGTAGAAGAATTGTTGTTGTCTTGTTTGACCAGTGAGGTTGTTAGCGCCAATACCAGCACCGAAGTTTACATCCTCAAGTGTTACGTTATCAGTAGAAAGTAACGTTGCATTAGAATCGGGGAATCTAATGGTTCTAGGACCAGTGATGTTATCAACAGAGAGTGTAACTTGTCCTGTAGTATTACCCGAGTCTTTAAGGACAGGAGTGACTAACGACTTGTTAGATAAATCCTGTGATGCTAACTCAGATACTAAAGTGTTATCACCGCCTCCACTATTTAGAGTATTAGTTTCGGGGAAAACAAATGTTGAGTTTGATACTGTTGTTTGATTACTGACATTAAAAGTAATTTTCTTTGTATTGTCAGTGGGATCTTGAAGAACAACAGTTTCGTATGCTTTGTTCTTAATAACTTGGTTGGATTCTGTACCAACTAACTCAAGACTTTGGTCAGGAACTGTAATAGTCCTGTTTGCAGTCAAAGCAGAAGTATTAAACTGTGCCCAGTTAGTATCCGCTGCATCATCAGGAACCAACTTAAGATCAACTAAAGTTTTGTTGAACGCAATCTGTGTTGCCTTGGTATCCAACAGTGTAGAATCTAAACCGTTAGAGTTAGCAAGAGTAACAGATGTCAGTCCAGCATCAGGTAAGAAATATCTACGTGTCTGACCGATAGAGTCAGCATATGCAATCTGGAATTTTGCTTCATCATTACCATCGAAGAGAGTAAAGTTATCTTCGTCAATAAGAATCGTTTTATTTCTCAGTGTCTGTACAGTATCATCACCGATAAGTGTTGTACCGTTACCAGATGTAATCGCGGGGAATGTGAAGATACGAGTATTAGTACCAGTACCTACGTTACTAACTTCAAATCGTGCTTTGGGACCTTGGGAATCAGAAAGAATAAAAGAACCATCATCAATCAGGAACTGACCTGTAACTTGAACAGCACCAGTACCTTTGGGTGCCAACACAATGTTGGCGTTGTTTGCAACTTCATCAACAGCGGTAATGTACAACGATGTGTTGCTATTACCATTGTCGATTCTAGTCATGTAGAATCCACCTTCACCAAAACCCAGACCCATTTCATCATATGCGGTCTGGTATAATCCAGTGTTTCGGTCCAGGTCGAAACAAAGTCCAGGCGCTGCCTTAGTGCCCTGTGCAACTCCCTTAAAGAGTTGATTGACTTTTGCTTTTCGGTTGGGGATCAACGGATCAGATACGACGAGAGGGAGAATTGCTTCTCCCGATACGTTCGCGTCTGAGATTGTCTCCAACTGAGAAATTTTTCTAGTTCCCACGAATCATCACACGATTTCTTACAAGTTTATTTATACGGATACAATTCATTGTATCTGAGGAACCTCCGCGCTGAAGGTGTTACTTCAAGAGATTCACATGCAGCAAGGTATGACTCCCATTCTTCCTGTAATTCCTCAGGTATTTTATTTTCCGACTCCATAATCAGGTGCTTTTAGTTCTAACTTACGAATATCTTCGTGAAGTCGTTTAGTTGCGTGCAGTTTTTCGATTGCTGCTTTTGCTTCAGGAGTTTCTTCCCACTCCCAAGTATCACTACCGATAGTCGTTGATTTTTTTGTCATAGTTTTCCTCCAACTACACCACTATTTACTGTACGAGTGTACTCATCAAGTGTACCCTCTTGTAGACACTTTAGATGCCACCGTGACATTTTAAGTACACCTTCATATGTGGCACCAGTGATAAAATGTTGACCAAGAGGTTCTTTCAGGATACTGGTATACAATCCAAAACGAGTTGTTTTGATATAAAACGCATCATCAATCCATTCAGCATTTTCAGGAATATCTTTTTCGATAGTGCCACCGAAAGAAGTTTCTAGTTTAGTTTTCTGGTTGGTCTCTGTTTGAGGCATTTCCTGTGTAGTGATAAAGTTTGTACTTACAGTTGTATCTATTTACATATTTCTCAACATGGTCTTCGCACTGAAACCAACATCGTTTGTTCTCAGTTAGATCTTGCAAGAAATATGGGAAGGTATTGACCCAAGGAAAATTTTCAATCTTCCGAGAGTTCATCACCTTCAATTCCAAAGGTTTCTTCGTTCGTCGCTTGGATGTAGTCTTTGCCTTCGCTTTCGGAGTTGTAGTAATCTTCTTGAGATTGTTCTCCAGATTCTTTTGTGTCTTCACGCTTGGCGCACCAGCGGAAGAACTCAAGGAAGTCTTCTTTCGTCCAGTCGTTGAAGATGCTTTCTTGCGGGTCGTTTTCGTCCCACTCGATTGTGAACGAACCGTCTTCGTGGTCTTTGACATTAATCATTTTGAACAGGTTAGACATAGTATGTCCCCAAGTTTTTTTGCCGAGTTCGACGTGATACCAGGGTGCATACAGAGGATACTTGTAGTTCATAATATTATAGCATAACTCCCCAGGTAGGATTTGAACCTACGACCAATCGATTAACAGTCGATGGCTCTGCCGCTGAGCTACTGAGGAATGAAGGGGGCGCTCTTTCTATACAGAGTCTTTGGGTACTCCCCCATGGAGAATAGGAGACTCGAACTCCTGACATCCTGCTTGCAAAGCAGGCGCTCTACCAACTGAGCTAATTCCCCGAGAGCCAAATAACAGACTTGAACTGTTGACCTACTGTTTACAAAACAGTTGCTCTATCCAGCTGAGCTAATTTGGCGTTCTTCTTTGGAGAGTTTGAAGTAGAGTTTGTAATACCTCTGCTTCATCTCATCCAGTATAGCATTGTCTTCATCAAATGCCATGTATTTAGTGAGTTGGTAACATCCTTCTAACTCGGAGAGAAGTCGAAGAATGTTGACGGATGTACGGGGTAACCCGCCGTGTGTCCAATGAGAGTGAGTCATAGGGGCCAAGGACCAAAGTAGTCCTCTTTGTCTAGTTCGAGATACTGATACAGTGCAATATGCAGATGCCAATAACGAAGATACCAATCAGACATCAAACCATACATCGGTAGTTCATGATAATCGTTTTCATTCTGATGGAGCATTTGAATTAATTCAGACTTTTCCATAAAATAAAAACGATTATCAATTGAACCAGAAGGAGACAACCCGACCAGAGCAAGTTTTAAGTCATTTCGGGACTATAGGAGTAGAGAGACTTGAACTCTCACGACCTAATGGTCAACAGATTTTAAGTCTGGTGCGTCTACCTATTCCGCCATACTCCCAGTCCAGGTAGCGGGATGAAAAACACAGTATTCATTGAAAGTGATTTTCATTTCCTTGTTAGTAAGGTTAGCATGTTTTGCTGCTTTTGGCAAGTTCCATTTGGCGGTGAACAGCATTTCCATTGCTTCACGGGTTTCAGGTCGCATCAGCAGGAATCCCCTCTACAAAACTTTTACGAAACTCTTCAACCTGACTCTGAATCTCTTCAGATACAGGAGGAATTTCGTTGACAGGAACCATCATAGCAGATTTGCCATCAGGTCTAGTAATTTTCCAACACACACGTTGTTGGTCACACAGGTCAAGCATAAACTCAAAATGTTCTTCTGCTTGTTTTAGAGTAACACCAATAGGTCCAATCATTGTACACCAAAGCAATAGGTAATCATATCCTCATCAAGAATATCGGGAAGTTCAGCGATAGTCTCAGAGAATCCAGCGGCACCTTCCATGTCCCACTTCCAGTTCACTTCCTTCTCGTATCCTTCATCATCAACGATAGTCAACTTGCGCTTGGAGAAATTAACGAAAACGTGAGCGAGTGCGTCCATAGGTGCCTCTTCAGTACCTATCTAGTATAGCACTCCTGCCCCCGCTTGTCAATTCAGATAGATGGTCTCAGCGGTACACTTCATAGTTTCTTTCGCATCCAGAGTCATCGAACCCTTGAGTGCTTCGATCGTGATCGGACCCTTCTCAGCAGTCTCAGTGATAGGACCTTCCTTAACGGTAGTCTGCTTAACACCCTTGACAACCTCTAGGATATATCCGCCACCACCAAACTTCTGTTGAGTAGGACCTTCTTCGTTGATAATATCGTAAGTAGGAATAGGATGTGCCTGACTCTTCTCCATTGTAGTAATAATATTACCCAGACAACTTGTTTGAATACCTGCTTTATTCTTAGCAGTATCTTCTGGGTTGATCATGATATTGTACAACAATGTTGTAACGTTAATACTATTAGAACCTGTCAAACTAATATCACCACCAGAGTATGATTGATTGGTGTATGTGCTCTCGAAGTTATTACCAGTGATATTACATACAGTTGAGTCCATCTCAAACTCAGATGTAGACAACTTGATCTTTGCAGAACTTACATCGATGTCCAGATCACTAGCAAATCTAAGAGAACTCTTCTGAATCTTATCCTGACTTGTCTTCTCTCCACTCTTAGGATCAACTGTCTGGGGTGCGTTCTCAGCAGAGACTTGGAATGAACCGCCAACCTCTAAGTGGAAGTTACCTGTTACTTTCAGACGATAGTCACCTTCGACGTTAATAATATCATTAGCATCAATCTGTTCACACTTATCACCAGTGATATGCTGAGTTAAGTTACCTGCGTAGTTAATGTCATCGGCAACTAAGTTACCAGTATCACCTTTCTGATCGGTGCTAGTCTTCTTAAATTCTTTTACTTTCTTTTCTACATCCTCTGCAGATGCATTAGGATACTTTTCTTTAATCTGTTTCCTTGCATTGTATTCAGCAAACGTATTGTTGTTTAGATTGACAGCAGTATGTGTAGTGCCGTTTGCTTGCTTCTTAACAGATGATTGGCGTCCAGGAGTACCAATGTGAAGTTCATATGAACCATCAACAAATGTTTTTGCAGCAGTTAGATATGGATCTGCTTCTGCGTAGATAGAGTCGATAAGACTAGATCCACCGCTGCCGCTTCCACCACTACCACCAGATCCTCCTCCACCACATTCACCTCTTGCTTTATCAAGACCAAGTGCTTTGTTTGCTTTATCAATCTCTTCAGGAGTACATTTTGTAGCACCATACAGAGGGAAGAAACCAACTGTATCTTGAGCAGATTGTTGACCTCTGCCACAGTCACCTTGAATAGTACCGATGAACATCGCCATCAGACTTGTCAAACCATCTACACCTTTGAGGAATCCATCAGTATCTTCAGAGAAGATGCCCTCTCCACTCTGCCACTGTTCAATAACTTTCGTTGCTTCACCAACACCACTAACGATACCCTTGACAAGATCAACAACACCTGCTACTTGATCAAGAATACCCTGAACTGAACAGAAGATTTGATCGATTGTATCATTCACACCTTGTGCAACCATGGATGCTTTGTCTAATGCACCATCCAAGAATCCATCAATTACACCCTGAACTGCACCCATTGGGTTTGCAATATATCCCAGCAGATCTTGGTCAAAGTTACACAAAGAAGACAGAAGTGTTGCTGCTGCTTCCTGCACCTTTGTCATAACACTGTAAGGAATGCCGAAGAGATCTCCAAACAGTGCCAAAGGATCCAGATCTTCTGTCAATGCAGTAACTGACTTTCTGATAGCAGAGATAACCTGAGAGAAGATACCTGTAAGGAAGTTCTGTACCTTTGCAGTCAACTCCTGTGCAGTGTGAATCTTACCTTCAATAATATCAAGGAAGTTTCCATCTTCAGACTTGACCAGAGTTGCTGCTGTGCTACCAATATCTTCCATCAGATATGATAGTTTGTACTCCATACTCTTCCAAGGTCCACCAACACCGTTCGCTGCAGGGATTGGTTTACTAGGTTGAATGGGTTTCTTGGGGTTCGCAGTACTACCAGGAACACCAGGAGTTGTACCTACGTTCTTAGGAGAACCAGGACCGTTAGCAGCAGCAGTTGTCTTGCTACCAGGAATATTTACGCTGTTGTTATCACTACCACGCTGTTTGTTACCAGTAGCACCACCGCTACCGTCAGTATCAGCATCACCAGTTCCACCACTGTTACCTTCTGCCTTTACACTATAAACAGGATCAGCAGGACTGTACATCGCAGGATTGACGTGACCCTGACTTCCTGGTTCCATGTTTTCGCCAGTAAAGGCGAATATATTTTTGTTATTACTAGCAGAAGACTTCTTCACACGCATAACGCCGAGAATGATCGGCATCTGTGCAGATTCGCCATCTAGGAAGAATCCCATAACGATAGCACCAGGTTGCAACTGACCAGAAGATTCACCCTGACCGTCATTACCTGCCTGAGAAGTATGTTGCAGAACTACTGCCCAAGGGAGATCTTTAGTAGGAAGATCTGAGGTTGTGCCTCCTCTTACATTAGTGTAATAACCAAGAACGCGACACTTTACACGACCCAACTCCATTGGATCTTCATTATCTTCTACTTCACCAACCCACCAAAAGAATCCGTCTTTACCGACGAAATTCAGTGTAGGTTCATTGATAATGCCGTCAATGCTCTGCATTAGATTTTAAATACTTTCAAGGTTATTTATCGGATATACCCGTTTTCCTTTAACCATTGACGAGTCAACGGTGTTGGTTCATAGTCAGTCCACATAGTGCCACGAGCACAAGATTCGAGTGCATCCTGAGTCATATTAGCAGTCTTACCCGCCCAGGTTGCTTCCTTCTCCCAAGGTTGTGCATGGGGAGGATATGTACGCTTGACCATCTCTTGCCAGATCATAGGAACTTCTTCCTCTGGTTTGATGATAGCGATCATATTATTTTTAATCGTGCCTGCCATACAGTCTTGAGCAGCGTGCCAACCTTCGTGACGTACAACACTCATCAAAACGTGTGGGCGATACACATATGTGCGATTGAGATAGAAGTGATTGCTTACAGTATGATAGACACCACGATGTCCTACTGGGAAATACTTTTCATCAGCAAGGTGAACATGAACACCAATCTTCTTGA